TTATTTACAGATTAACCGAAGTTGTTCATTTACTGCATTCGCTATTTCAAGCAAATCCTTCACTTTAAAGAAACCAGGTTCTCTTACTATGCTTGGGATATCTGACGGAGCAAATACCATTGCATCATCAGGAACCGGAGTAACTGAAACCACGCTATCCATCTCTAACATGGTTAATATGCGAGTTCGTCTTTTTGGATGTGATTGCAAGTAATCATTCTTTTGAGGACTGGTTTCTTTGTCTAATACATCCAATACCCATTTACGAAATTCTTTTGCTTTATTAGTTCGTGAGAACATAGCAAGCAAATGAGCGCCACGAAGAGAAAATATTCTTGCGTTTTGTTCGACGCCTCTAGGGTCGGTCAATTTGACCGAACCACTCATAGAAGAACTAAACTCATCGATATTTCTGGCATAAATTCGATTTAAAGCACTTGTATCTTTATAACCTAAAGCCGCTCCAATTTGAGATGCAGATAGCCAAATTTTATTATTTTGTTCAATAAGATTGAAATGAGTATTTTGAAAAGTAAGTTGATTGGTCATAACGACCTCCAAGTGTCTAATTTTTATAAATCACCACTCAAAGGTATCAATCATTTGGTGGCGAACCGAGCAAGGTTGATACTACCGCGACACAAGGAAAACGGCCCGAACGAATCGGCCTCACTCGGCCCACCATAATTTAGATGTGCTAAAGCATACGCATAAAAAAACCAGCAAGATGCTGGCGATATACGCCTTGTTATCATTTCAGAGTATCAATTCTGTCATTGGATTTTGCCAATGAGTCGGTAGATTAAACGCAACAAAGGGAAACTGTCAATAAAAAGATGATTTTAATTGTGTGTTTTTGATGACTCCCCGAGGTACTCAAATTGAGTACCTCGGAAGGAATCACTTAAAAAACTCATTTTTATTTGTGCATACGTGATCAATTTATTTATCTCTCAATCCAAACTGACCACTTACCTTCTTTATGGATTATCTTATGAAAACGTTTCTTCGTATCTTTTTGTCCTTGGCATTGGTTCTGTTCAGTTCACCTTTGTACTAATTATACTGAGACGGTCAATTTGACCGTCTCAGTAACTTCAGTGAAATTCTAATAACTCATGCTCATATTGCCGAGATTCAAATTTAAATCCGTGCCCTTTTCGCTTGTTACTTTATCCACGCTTACTTGCTTATCTGATTTAATTGTTAAACTGACTTCTGATTGACTTCTTACGGTTTGATTTGTTAACGGTGCCGCTTTTGACATTGGAATAATATTGCCTGATAAACTTTGCTGCTGGGCCGTTGCTGAACTCGTGGTCGTTTGATTCACGGTTTCATCGGTTGTGATCCCAAGCTTGGCATTTTTATCTTTCAGGCTTGCCATCTTATCTTTGATTTTATCAACCTCAGCCCCTGCAGCATCCGCTGATGTTTTCCAACCATCTGGAATAAGAGAATCCGGTAACATATTAAATAGAGACTTGATACCATCTATCACCCCGCCAATACATGATCTAACTACATTAAATATCGGTTCCAAGAGTTCTAATTTATCTAACAAATAAATTATACCAACTACTGCACCGCCAATTGCCGCCACCATCATCCCAATTGGGTTTGCCATTATGACGGCATTAATTCCAATCAATGCAATTTTTACTATGGCGAGTGTAGCTAATATCCCTTTAAAGTTTTCAGACACAAACAGAATAACGTTACCCAAAAACTTAAACGCATTGATGGTACCCGTTACCGTATCTCTCAACTTTGCTACCGCTTCATCTCTCCATTCTGTGTTTTTCATGTTCGTGGCCAGCGTGCCAAACATTACTGACAATTCTTTCATGATAGGAGTAAGCGCATGGATTTTTAAAGACTCAACAATAATCCCCATGGTTTTTATTGTTGAAGTGAACTCTGCAGCGCTCTTTGTTGATTCTTCACTAACTGGCCCACCTGTTTCTTGTAATTGTTGCCTCGCTTTATCTAACCCATCCGTTCCTGATTTAAGAACGGCGAGCATTTTCTCACTGTCTCCACCAAAGAACTCATCAGCCATAAAGTTTTGCTTTGCGACATCTTTCTCTGCAGATATTTCACGAACTAATACTTGATAGGCTTCCATTGAGTTTTTTGCGTTTTTTAAATCTTCATACGCTTTTTGATTACCAGTATCTTTGAAGTAATCATTCATTGAACCTGAGCCAAAAGATTTCATCTCACCCCAGCGCAATGTCATTTCTTTTAATGCGGCATCCATATCACCCGCTTCGGCATTAACCCCTTTCGCTTGAAGCCTTAGTGCTTGCAACTCACCCACTGGCATGCTGATGTCTCTTGCTGCACTTGATAATTCATTTATCTTATCTGCAGTTTCTGTGACTGCTGCACCAACCCCCGCTAACGAACCAATCATAGCAATACTGCCAACTGCCATGCCTTGGCTCTTTTCAAAACTAGGCATCTTAATAGATTTACTTAAACGATTTAGCGGTGACATTGTGGCTTGTAATCGTTCATATCGCTTGCTAACAACATCAATTCGCTTTGCGTGATGTAACTGACTTTTAGATAAGCGGTCAAACTCATTATCTAACTTACTAACATCTACCCCTGTTTTTTGCATTCGCTTACTGGTGTCATGAAGGGCATTTTCATAGGCCTTATGATTATCAGCAAGCTTATCCACTTTCTCTTGTTGCTTTACTAGCTTATTAGTTAGTGCTGCACTTGGCTCGTCTGTTTCCGCCATTTGCTGTTTAAGTTTAAGTAAGGCTTCGGCTGCGGCTTCTCCCTCTAATGCGTTTTTATCCAGCTCTTTTTGTATTTGTTGATATGATGCGATCATCGTTAATGCGGCCGAATCATCCGATTGCGCTTGCTGAATCGACTTGATTTTTTTCGCATAATAATCTGAATCACTGCTCATGGTTTTTAATGGCTTTGTTGTTTTGTTTACAACATCCATTACAACCGATAAATTCATTTTCATATTTTTTCCTAAAATGTAGATATAAAAAAAGAGAGCTAAGTGCTCTCTTGTTGGTGTCGAACTCGCGCTTCTTCTCGAAATAAAATTAAATCGCTTAAGCTGAGTTTATCTATTTCACTTGGCTGCCAATGAAACACCACTGCTAGGTCGGCGTAATACGTTTCAACCCGCTCAATTAGCGCTTCATATCCACGAAAAAAGAGGCTATTTCCGTCATTAATGGGGCGAAGTTTTCAGTCTCCATATTCAAAATATCTCGCTCATTTAATTCGGAGATACGAGGAAGTAAGATATATACCGCATCAAAATGCATTTCACATACCTGGACTAAATTCAAACCACGCAGATCACCAGCTGTCGGTTTGCGAAGCTCTAACTCTGATACTTCTTTACCATCCACTTCCATCGGTGTTGCCAGTTTTACTTTGAACATTTTATTACTCATGCCCTAACGCCTCTTTTAATTCTTTTACTCGGATTTTACGTCCGCCTTTATTTGGATCAATGGCCATCACGACTTCATACAATGCCAATGCTTCTTCGTTCATTTCAGCATCAAACAGTAGATCACCCGCGAGGCGAAACATTTTCACTTTTAGTGGTGCATTAGTAGCAAGTTTGCCTTCCAGCACATCGTTAACCGCACCACTTAACAACGCCGTGTTAAACGTTTTTTTGGCTTTATACGCTTCTTCTGAATATTTAAAAACAATATCACAATACGCAGTTTGTCCATTTGACTTCCAATTTGCAGGGGTATTTAACCCACTCAAAATGGCCGCTTTAAAATCATCATGAATTTGCAATAAGAAACCACAATCCACTTGCCACTGATAAAACCACCAAACTACATCAAGCCCTTCCAGATTATTGCCATGTGACTTGAGCAACTTGTTTATCAGTGGGGTGTATTTTTTTATGAGTTCTTTTTTAAATGGCACTTTTTCGTTAGAACCAGCGAGCGTTCTTGAGTATTCCAAATCCATTTTTAAAATATTCTGGATCTCATCCCACGGCTTTTCTTCTAGCGGCGCTCTTGGTGCTGGTGTCAATTCGGCTTCTACTCGTTCCATTTCATTTAATTGGACTTGGTGAATATCTTGCTTTGCCGTTCGAGCCTTTCGTTTCAATAATAACGTGTACATATCACCCCCATTTTTATTATTGAGATATTAATTCATAGCCGTAAAACGTCACTTCTAACTGACCATCTTTAACACTTAACTCCAACGGATCACCAACCCACGCATTCATTAATGTGTAGCTTTTTCCGCTGTTTGTGTTTAGCGTGAGGTTTTCACCTGTAAAATTTCGGATGTCCTCTTCATCCGTCGTTTTAGCGTGAGCAATTGTTACTTTAATGAATGGGGCACCATCAAACACTTCACCATGCCCCAACACGCCAGAGTCGCCCATTACTGGCTCTCGCTTTAAACCACCAAAATTAATTGTTGCGCCTTCTTTGGTTGGTAATCGTCCTAATGAACCGGCATCTAAAAAACCACGCGATGTGATTACTGTACTCATAACTTACTCCAAGAAACTCATTGAGTTACTTTCTAAATTGAATCTTACCTGCGGTAATAATCAAACCATTGATAAATTGAGGGCTGTCCTGATAATTAATTCGGCTTTTATTGTTTGTATCTAACTCAACAATTAACGATTTCTTATAGCCTTCAAAATCTTGAACAATACCTTGATACTCTAATTCTTTATAAAGCGTTAACAGTGCGCCCTTGATCATGCTTGGGGTAGCAATGACTTGCCCAGGCGCAAAGTTGGTTCCGTCTTTCGCTAATTTATGACGACCATATTTGCTTTGAATTAATGAACGTTGCTTTTGTCGAAAATACATTGCTGTGGCTGGTGTCATTAGATCTAAATAACTGTTATCAGCCACGCCTGCTGCGTTTTCTGTGTATGCCGTTACTGGACGCTCAACCATGACTTCACGAGCGGATGAAACGGCGTAAGTTCCCATACCTTCATGCAGCAATAAGTTGCGTTCTGCCCAGTCGAACTCATTTGCAGCAATAGAGTAAACACCGTTTAGCTTTAATGTTTGCAATGGGCGACAAGGATCATTAGCTAACGATGGGGCAATTTGTCCGGCCCATGCTGCCAATGCTTCTGCTTCACTCAATTCGGTATTCGCTGAATCACCTACATCATTGATTGACATAAAACCAATTAATGGGCAGTTAGATTTTGAACCAAATGTCACTAGCTCGGCGTGATTGGCTTTTTTGGCTAAATACGCAATACCAGGGATCATTTGCAACGCTTCATAACGTTTATCCAAAAACTCACCCAACTGGCGAATACTGGCATCGTCGTTTAATGAACAGATAATGTGATGATATTGCTTATCACCCAACGCAGCTAAAGCGCTAACTAAATCCGAACCTTCAACGCTAACCGCATAAATCGGCATGCTTTCGTTTTGCTTAGTGAAGTATTTCAGCATTTTAGTGATGTCTGATTCACCAAACTGATCACGAGCTGAATCTTCATTCATGCAAAGTACCACGGTATTTGCTGCCACTTTCGCATCAGCAATCGCATTACCAATCACAAGAACAAGCTGTTGGTCTTCTGCACTGTTTGCCTGGCTATTATCAATTTCAATATAAACACCGGGTACTAATGCATTATTTGGAACTTCACTAAAACTAATGCTCATTATTCGGTTTCCTTTATTTTTTTTGTTTTAACAATTCCGACTGACCCTTCTTTTAGACGGCGTAACCAATAGATGTTTCTTGGCTTTTCTTCCCCTGTCTTTTTTAATGGCTGTCGTGTTTCAGGATCACGGACAAGCAATCCTTTTACTGGCTTTAGTGTTAGCATTTAACTCTCCACGCTTGCTTTGTAATGTTCGGCCACCATGGCAAGCAACTCTCGCTCAAACGATGGTGTCCAACCGATGATGGTTCGCTTTGGCATTTTATAGTTTCGTTTTACGGCTGTTCCGCCTTCCCATCGACTGGTGTTTGAATTGTAGAAACCATTCACTCTCGTCGTGAACGAAACGCTTTTACCTTCATTGTGAACTCTGGCCATATTGCCAACTACGCCAGCCAAACCCACTTCAAAGTCATCTTTACTTACTCTGGTTCTTAATGCGCGACCAAACCCAAGCAGCATGTTTTTATTGTCTTTCGCTTTTTTGCTCTTGCTGTCTAATGTGATTTTTCGTCTGGCTCTTTTCTTATAAGCTTTACCATCAATATCACGCTGCTGTCGGATCTGCTGCCTAAAGAACTGCCGAGAACGGTTGGCCAATCGTCGATTTAATTCAAATGCTTCTGCATCGGTTAACAGCAAGTTGTTAATTGCATGGCTTAATTGCTCTGGGCTAGTTAACTGCATGATGCTGGTAAATCCTTAGGCCCATTAATGAACTGAAGTGATAGTAAATCCTCTTCTACCACCGCCTCTTCAAATTGACTGACACACTCGTATCGAATGCCATTTTGCAACCAACTGCCCTTTTCATTTTCAATAAGCGAATAGGACTCTTGGATATCAATACGCAACTTAATATCGCACTTGCCTTTATCTAACAGTTCTGTCGCAAAGGATGGTGGTGCTAACCCTTTTTCTTCACGGGCCACATCATATTTATTAAGCCAGGCGATCAGATGCATCATTAAAATATGCGGTTGAATCTCTGCTGAATAGATATCAACCAAAACGGTATAAGCAATATCGAATCCATCAACAATCAAGCCTTGGGTACATATCAACTCGCCATCTTCTGCCCACACGTTTAAGTGTTTAGGTTCAGTAACATGATGGGCAAATAACTCACTTAAACTTTGCAGCGCTTTCATTACACCACCGCAAAAAAGTAGGTTTCTTTACCGTTAAGCAATAAATCAATCGCACGACGATATTGAACTAATGCATGATCAGCTTTTGCTTGAATGGCCTCTTGTCTGTCTGCCGCCTCTTTTGTGGCATTCATGCTTAATTGATTGTTAATAATGGCATTCGCAGCTAATGAAAATACAGCTTGTTTGTATAACAGCGTTCCTGTTTGTGTTTCACCAAACCGCTCCATTGATAACGCATCCAGTGTTTTAAATGGTGTTATGGTTTCCATTAGTTCACGATTTACTGTCACTCTCGCAACGGTTGCATTGTGTAAAATTCCCGCTTCTGTTTCATCGCTCAAAAAATGAAACACACGCTGAAACTCTGATATTGCTAGTTCTGGATAGATATCTGTCTTTGGTAGCACCGATGCATATTCTTCGTCTTTATTTCCAACAAACTGCATAAGAACCTCGTTAGGTGCAGGCTAAACACTTAGCTAATAGCAAAACATAAACTCTTTTGATAAAGCGGTGTTTGCCTGCATGGGGGGTGTACTTTTATTGAATCAGTGTGGTTATACCCACGCGCCATCAATCCATAATTTCACGTTATCAAACTCAAGCGCTGCGGCTTTTGCTAACTGCTCAACAACATAAGCCATGTTCATTGATTCAAAGTTTTCAATTTGATCACGCTTATCATTCTTTACTGCAACAGAGCGTCGAATTGAATCTTTTTGAATGTAAAGAGAAAGGTTCTTAAAGCTTGTGACAAAAATCCCTGTTGGCGGGAACGATGGCGGACAGAACGCAGGTAAACCGCCGTAAGTGCCGATCACTTGTTTGTCTTCAATTAATGACTTCTCACTCGGCGTGTTGCCGTGTGCTGTATAAAATTTAGCTTTATCGTATGCAAGAAGATCAGAACCAATCAGGGCTACTAAATCATTTGCATTTGCGCATTCATCAGCAAGTAATCCCTTCACGTTCATCACGGCCAAATCAAGATTAATAAAATCACCGCCTTCACCAATGCGAATTTCGTTTGCGGTTTCACCTTGAGTCAACATTGCATCAGGATTGTTGTCACGAATGGCTTGGAACCAACCTTTACAAACATCTTCACCATTCGGGTTTGCTGATGCATCTGTATCTTCTGCACAAGATTTGCCATACCAACCGATAGTCACTTTATTCATGTCGATTTGCTCTCGCGTTTGCGAGTTAATGAGCTGATTAAAATTAGGGAGGTGCGCAAACGCATCTAACTGCTCGTAACGAATGTGCGAATCAAAATCCACCTTTTCACACAAATACGGCATCGGCTTCATGTTGTATACCGCTTTCGTTTGGCGCTCTTTGCCTGCTTTTGTGTTTGTTCGGCTCGCAATCATTCCTGTCACGCCAAGGCCAATCGCTTCACCTTTTTGGTTGCTTACTGGCACAATATTAATTTTACCCAGCAACCAATTTCGCTCACGAATTTGAGCAATGATTTTTTGAGCGCCATTAGGCGTAACATTAAATTTTTCAGTTACATCTGATACGTTATTTGATGCAGCAACGGCTTTTTTATAACCCTCTACTGCTAATTTTGTTTTCTTTTGCATTATTTAAAATCCACTATTTTTTTAGAATAAAAAGAGAAGGAGAAAGATCACTAAACGACTATTTATAAATACTCAGTATCGCCATCGACACCCGCTAGATTTCGATTTGGTTCATCAGTGATGTTGCTTAGTTTGGTTACCACATCGTCTAACTTAGTCGATAACGCATCCACTTTTTCTGCCAACTCTGTTTCATTATTTTCTTCTTCAACAGGGGCACTTTCTTCTTTGTTAAGCGTTGCTGCTAAACTTGTTACCTGAGCTGTCAATGCGGTAACCGCTGCAGTTTGTGCTTGCAGTAATTCTTTTAATTCTTCGTTCATGTCTTCACTCTCTTCTAATGATTGAGTTTTATCCGGCTCACCTAAGCTCAGGAGTTGTTTAAGTCTCGACAAGAATTTACGGTCTTCTTGTACGTCTACGTCAATATTGTTTGATAAATCATCTTTGCTGATGGTCGCCCCACTGCTGAAGTACGATTTATCTTTGTTTTTTTCTTTTGCTGATAAGTGCATTTCAGTCGTACCGACGGAGGCGGGCTCATCGGTCAATGCCAATCCGGTCAAGTAGCTTTTACCCGTCCCCTGAAAATTCGCTCGAATTTCACATGAGGTATGAAGCAACTGCCCTTTTTCAATTGTGCTCAGCAAAAGTGAATTTGGCTTTAACACTGCGAATAACTGATCATCTCGTTTTTCAACTGAAAGGACTGAACCAAACTTATCACTCCATGACCAATGTTCTTCATTGATTCGAGCGTTATAGCGTTTTGGGTCATACGTCTCTGCAATATCATCAATGACAGATTGTTCAATATTACGACCGTCTACCGTTGGCCCTGCTGTTAAGATGCAAATCGGCTCTGATACAAACATGCTGCTTATCTCCTAAATTTTCTGATTTTAATTTAGCGAAAATACACGTCTTTTTATATTCATCCTGTTTCTATATTCGGTATATAGAATCCTGATTTACTGAGGGATTTCTTTTGTTATTGCACACTGTAATGATGAAAATGAACTCACCTATTCCACCCGAAAAACCTATTTATACCCAAGTGCAGACTTGCGCTCTGGGGTATTACTTACGCCAGTACAAAACGGCTGAAATTGCCGAAGCGTTGGATATTGCGCCGAGAACGGTTCAACAATGGATTGCTAAATTTGGCTGGAAACAAATGCGTGATGATGCGCCTGTTGAGTTGATGCTTCGACAACGAATTGCGTATTTGCTCTGGGTAGACCAAAAGCATGAATCTCAGCTCAAAGAGCTTGAAACGTTACTTGAACAAAAATACAAACGTGACGCAGCTGAACGTCGACGAACAACGCCGAAACACTCTGGCGGTTATGTTGATGAGAAACGCGGAAGACCGAGCAATAAAGTTAAAAATGACATTTCGTGTATTACTGCAGAGATGCTTGCTGATTTTCGTGAAAAAACATTCTTTGCGTATCAAAAAGACATTCACGCTCAAAAATGCAATGACGAATTAAACGAGTTCCGTTTTTATTTGAAATCTCGCCAAATCGGTTTGACGTATTACTTTGCTTTTGAAGCCTTTGAAGATGCGATCATTAATGGCGATAACCAGGTGTTTTTGTCTGCATCTCGTAAGCAATCTGAAATATTTAAAAACTACATTCGCAAATTTGCGCTTGAGATTGGTGACGTTGAACTCAAAGGTAAAGATGAGCTGCAGTTAAGCAATGGTGCCACGCTTTACTTTTTATCTACGAACGCAAGAACGAGCCAAGGCTTTAACGGCCACGTTTATTTTGATGAAGTGTTTTGGATCCCTAAATTTGGTGAATTAGATGATTACGCTGGCGGTATGTCTATTCAATCCAAATACCGCACCACTTATTTATCTACGCCATCAACGACAGCTCACGAAGCTTATCCAAAATGGACAGGTGACAAATCACTTGGCATTGATATTAGCCACAAAGCATTAAAAAAAGGCTCACTTGGCAGCGATGGCATATTCCGCCAAATCATCACGATTGATGATGCGATTGAAGGCGGCGCTACGTTCTTCAATATGGACAAACTACGCCGTAAATATCCTGATAAATCCGTATTTAATAACTTACTTCGCTGTGTGTTCTTAGATGATGCTTCGTCTTTCTTTAGCATTAAATCACTGCTTGCTTGTAAGACTGATACAGATAATTGGAAAGATGTTGATTTAGAATCGCTTCACCCGGTTGGCCGTCGTGAAGTGCTTGTTGGATATGATCCGCGAGGTGGCGGACAAGGTGAAGGCGCGGATGATGCAGGGTTAATTGTTTCTCTTAAGCCGATTATTAAAGGGGGTGCGTTCCGATTTATTGAACGTGTTCGCTTAAAAGGCTCTAGTTATGAAGATCAAGCCGCTGCAATTGAAGCTATTTGCAAAAAATACAATGTCGTTTATTTAGCCATTGATGTTGGCGGTGTCGGCTCTGCTGTTGCGGAGTTAGTAAGAAAATTTTATCCAGGCTTAACTACGTTAGATTATTCGCCAGAAATGAAGCGAATGATGGCATACAAAGCTCGTGAAATTATTAATGCTGGCCGACTTCAATTTGATAATGAGTGGGATGACTTGGTGCATTCTTTCTTAATGATCCGTCAACATACAACAAAAATGAGCAATCAAATTACATTTGTGTCTGCTCGTAACAAAGTAGGCTCTCATGCTGATTTAGCCTGGGCAGCAATGCACGTTTTACATTGGGAGCCTATCGACATTTTACGCGATGACTCAACCACCGTTTCATTCTTATAAGAGAGTATATTTTGATAACTTTTGACGTACCTGAAAGTGTAATGACGAGTGATATTCTCAGTTACATGGAAACCGCACTTGTTGATGGGTTATATGAACCACCCATCCCACTTGAAACACTTGCAAAAGCAACACGCGCAAATGCTATGCACGGTTCTGCATTATATGTAAAAAGTTGCATGGCTTCATATACTGCAAAATTATCTCCAATCATCAGTAAGCGTGATTTTAAACGCTTTATTTATGATTACTTGGTGTTTGGGAATGGGTATTTATTGATTGTGCGAAATGCATTTAATGATGTTGTGAAAATAAAGCATTTACCCGCGCTTTATATGCGAGCACAAGCCACCATTGGACGGTATACCTATAAACCAAATACTTACAATGACGAGGGACGCATTGATTATAAACAAGGACAGGTTTTTCACTTAAAAGAGTACGATATTTGCCAAGAGATATACGGCATGCCGCAATACATTGGCTCTCTAAGTTCAATTTGGCTAAATGAAGATGCTACCTTGTTTCGCCGCAAGTACTACATCAACGGGGCGCATGCGGGTTATTTGCTTTACATGAATGATCCGAATTTAACCGGCGAACAAGAAAAAGAGATTGAAAACAAATTAAAGAAACAAGCAGGGATTGGGGCATTTAAAAATTTATTCATTAACGGTAAGGGCAAAGATGGAAAACCGCCAGAACTGACACCAATCGGACAAGTTGAAGCCAAGGATGCATTTAAAGATGTGAAAGGTATGACGACAAATGACGTACTTGCTAGTCATCGCATTCCACTGGATTTAATGAGCATTGTTCGTGAGGGATTCAGCTCAAGCGGTGATTTAAATAAAGTGGACCGTATTTTTTATAAGAATGAATTGGTACCGCTTTTAGAATCGGTTTGTGAACTCAATGATTTTATTGATGCGGATGTGATTTCAATTAATGATTACGTGGCGTTAGATCAGAGCGCTGCATAAGTTCAACAAGAGAACGATGCTTTGCTCTGCATTCTTGATATTGAATAATAACCGCTCTTGTCCATTTGGCATGAGCGGTTTTTTCTATTGTTGCTGGTAACGGTAACGGATCACAAAGTGTAGTTAAAGCGCTATCAATTGTACGATTAATATTTATTTGCTGTGTTGATGATATGCTGTAATTCGAGCAACTCGTTATCATCAACGTTATTGCACTGACAAGAATCGCTTTCTTGATGCGTAAATGTGAAATCATATTGCGCCACTTCTTTATCAAATTGATATTGCTTATTTAAATACTGCTCAACTATTACTTTGTCTTTAGCTATGTCTTTATTTGTTTCATCAACTATCTTGCGTGTTAGCTCTGTTTCTCTTGATTGCATTTGGAACATGGCAAGCTGAAAGCCGTTATCATGTCCTTGTCGATATACCCCCCAAACTGCAGCGATAATCAAAGATATACAGATAACAATTGTGATTAATTTAACTTGCATGTTATTGCTTCCCTGCGTCCATATAAAATTTACAGAAACCCACAAATACACCCGTTATTGCTGCGTATTGTACCAATGCAAATTCACTGTGCTTATCAATGGGTACTGCAAAAAAATAATCGTTAAACTCAAGCCACATGTAACCGACAAATAAGCTCATTAGCTTTGGCCATAACCGCCATTTTTCAATGCGCTGGTGCATGTCATTTAACACAATTCAAAATGCACTAAGTCATCAAAGTTATTGTCTTTAAGTTCATTATCTTTATCCCAGTCACCGCCCCAACGGATCGCAACCCCCATTGATACACCAACACCAACAACTAAACCAGCAAAGTAACTGAATCGCTCTCGGTCATTCCAGTCGATAGGATAAGGGGCAACATCAACAGCGCGACTTGGTAATGTGTTGTGTTTGCCATTTGGATATTTCACCTGGCTTTTACCTTCCGCAAATGCAGTATTTTGCTCTTCTTCTGTTCGATGGCCACAAAGAATGGAGCAGTCGCAAAGCTCAAGAACGCGAGTGAATACTTTTATTAAATCAGGGTGGCAAGTAGCTAAACGTGCCGCGCTTGTTTTACTGAATTTATTCATTTTATAACGCCTTAACTGCAGCAACGATTGCTGTGATGAGTGCGGCCAGTATTAATCTTACTAACCATGTTTTATCTGATTCTAATTTACCTATGCGCTCAGAATGTGACTCTTGCTTTGTACGAGTCTCTGTTAGCATTTCAAGAACCTTTTTTAATGTTGTATTTTGCTCACGCGTTAATTCGACAAGATGACTCATCGTTACATCAATACGTGCAATATCTTTCTCCGGCATAATTGACTCAATGTGATAACGTTAGTGCTCAGTGTATCGCGCGCGTAAAGTAGTTAATATTGATGAAAATCCTATATTCCAAATGTAGAAAACCCCGCACAATGGCAGGGCTTGGTGGGAGAGATAAATATAGTTTTACTCTTCTAAGGTTGCATTTTGCGGAGCGTATCGATTCATAATATCTGGTCGAATTGGTATACTTCTAGTCGCCGCTGTTGGATTTATCGCTCTTATGTATTCTTTTACTTCTCGCATTTGTTCATCTGAAATATCAGCGAGCTCTAAGCGATAATCCTCTTCAACACGTATAGCGACTGCTTTCTCTGAACCAAATAATGTTATTGCTTCATTAAGTAAATCTTCTTCTGTTGGAATGTACGGTTCGTACTGCTTAATTATTCCGAACTCGCCAAGTCTTGCTCGCTTATACCACTCAACGCCGTGAGACATAACATCAAAAGCCGAAGCAACAAACTCAACTGGCTCTGTGATTTCAGTAACGCCATCAACTTCTACAGTCATGAAAATCGCTGTTTTATCTTCATTTGCAAATGATAAGTTAGTTGCGCTTATTAGTTTAATTTCACTCATTATAGAACCCTTTGATACAATCTCTGACCAACACCATCAATAGTCGCAGCTCTACCTTTCGCTGACCATGTACCAGCCAAGTATGAGCCTTTATGCCCACCATAAGTGTCCGTACCATACTGTGCAGCATGCGCTGTTGCATTATAAACTCTTGTATGTGAATTTCTTGCAGCGGTTCCACCAATCCATGCGACTAATGGAGTGCCGATTGGGAAATCTGTATTGCCTGAAGATGTTCCTGTATAAACTTTATTCCCACTCGTACCTGCTTTATCATATGCAGCATTAGCCCTATCCATTGCAGCCTTAACGGCTGCGGAGTTTGCAACATTTGTCGGTGAACTAGAAGTTGTGGAACTACTTACTTTAGACGTTCCCACATAACGTTCATCACCTTCCGCTTTACTAAAAACACTCAACCAAGTTCTTATCGCGGCCACGTTAGTACAAACTCGATGATAGTTATCAGAGACCGATTTACGAAAAACCAAGCCGCCGCTGATTGCACTTTCATCTTGATAGTTAGAACGTAGTAATCGTACATGTAAATCACCAGTACTGTCCCTTTCTGCCATCGTACTAGCTGTTGCAACAATGCTATTAGTTCTATTATTCAAACGCGTTGAGTTCGTAACTGTTTCACCACGCTTCCAGTACCACAAGTCCGCTTGGGCTTTCGTTATCTTACTGTTTGCAATATCTGCGACTAACTTCACCGCCTTTGATGTTGCTGCTAATGATTCACTTGTTGAGTTGATAGCACTGGATAGCTTAGTTGCTCCGTATGTTGTTAGACTTGCTTGAACATACGTCCATTTGCTGTGAGCAACATTAAGAGCTTCGTTTGCTCGAGCTAAAATAGGATCAAGCGCTCGCCAAAGCTGTGGCAATAACACCATTCTTTTTGTTTGAGCTTTGTTATCAATATCTTCATCTGTTGCTGCAGTAACACCCGTTATTGCAACAGTAATATTATCAATACTTGAATTAGCAAGATTTAAATCAAACGCTTCTGTCACGATAGTGTTTGAGCGCTTAACGGAAATGATTTCACCGCCTCGACTATCGACCGCAAACAAAGTGCCGTCAGTTAAGTGATAGCCTAGTTCTTTACCAATGAACTCATTATCACCATCAAAAACAGCCTCGCCATGAAGCTGGCCGTTACCGTTATCAAAACCCTTAGTGATTTCAACACGCGCGACTTCATTTTTTAACTCTGTCTGGCCCACTGTAGGAATATAACCCTCAGTGCCAACACTAATATAAGCAATTTTATAACTGACACCCAAATCACCTGCAGCGGTTGCGGCTGCAATGCCAGCATCGGTAATTAATAAACTCATTGAGTTACCTCGTATTTATGAACATTGCGAATATGCCGAGCATTGGCTATTTGCGTTTGTACGTTAATTGTTGCGTTGTAAAGCCATTCAATAGATGTGTGTGGCAAGCGCACTTTTTCAAACTCAAACCAGGCTTCTTCGCTGCGAACATCAGGACTTAATGACACATAAATAAAATTCGGTTTATCTTCATCATCAAAGACGGTCCCCGAATCATCGCCCGCAATGCCCACAAGCAACGCTTGATAATCACTTAATTTCCAGCCGAACAACTTTGCCGAAAAATCCGTTAACAACGACAGTTGAATTTCATCATTTGTCAGCTTGAAATCTGCAGCCATGCCAAGAATGACATTTGTCAGCTCTTTGTTATCTGCCTCTTGCCAATACTCTCCCTTCGGCAAGAACGCGCGAATGGCATTGGCAAAATCTTCTTCTGTGTACTCAACCGTTAATTCAGCGCTGTCCATGTTATGGCCCCCAACGTATGAACTTGAGTATTAGTAACAAACTGCTCTTCAGTTGGTTGCTTCACGATGTAATTAGATGTAATTGGAGCTATGGCCAGAACAATTTCAGTCGGCGTAATAGACTCAGGAACATACTCATTTGCAGCCGTGTTTCTTGCGCCCATTTTGCTTTTAAATAAATTCTCTAATGCAATGACAATGTTTGCTCTCACCACTTCATCATGAACATTTTGAATTTCAATTGGGATCGGTTTATGAGAAGGAATAACAACACTAGGGTGACAACCCGCCAACCGTTCTTTATCAATAAATTCTTGAACGATAGAAATAACCTCAGGCGATAACGTAGGATCATTCTCTTTTGTCCCGATGTACACTTGAACGTGCCCAACCATCGGTGTGTTATCTAATGCCCATGCAAAATCAACATCGGTATGTGCGGACTTTGCCCAGCTTACGTAATCTTCTCGACGACCGATTTCTTCCCCTTTATTAAATGCTGTGCATACTCGTTGTCGCCAATGTTCTAACTCTTCAATATCAGAACCGGCATCAAAACCAAGACAAATAACATTATCAGGATTTACACCGCCAATGCCTTTTGTCAGTTTAAGTATTGCACCACTAGGTAAATTACTTGTTGAACCGGACATCAACGCCATTGCATCAATATCTTCATTACTATATTGAGTTGATAGCGTTTCATACTCATTGCCAGTAATGCTTTTTACTATCGTACCTTTTGGAATAACGACAGGATCACCAAGCTGCTCAAATCGAATAAGGCCCGTCGAAAATGTTGGCAATAAGCGCTCGGTCTTATGACGTTTAGCATGCAGATACAACCACGCTTCTGAACACGTTTCAGGGTGCAACTCTCGGAACAATTGATCTTGATAACCGTATTGGCCATAACTTACCCCTGCAATTGCACATGCTATCGCATCAATCGCTGGGTTATGTTGCCCTGTTTTAGCAATAAGCGTCGATGTCGCTCTATCAATTAATGACTTTAAACTTCTCTGCGTACTCATGGCTTAACCTCTATTTTTGAGCCATCGTTTAACGTTAATATCACGGTTCTACCAAGCTTAGTGGCTGATAACTTAACAACATTTACCGTTACTGTTTTAACGTGATTTTCATTCACTAACCAAGCCAGCGCTTCTTCGTAAAATCGCTTCGCTCTTCCTGCCGTTTGCTCGGTTAATTTTTCACGTTTTAATGTCCAGTCTCGTGAACCGACACCGTGAACAAATTCATCACTCCAACATCCGCCACGTTCTGCGCTATCCATTCGCGCGCGATCATTTGCTGTTGATTCTGAATGATTCAATACACTTTGAAGCACGGCATGAGTTAACCCTTCTTTTGTATTCATTGGGGCCGTCAATGCGTTTAAATTAAAATGACTCATGACACTTTATATGTTCCGGCTGAACTGCCTTTATCAACAATAACCATTGCGTTACTTGTTATTTCATCAATAACAGCATTAGCGATAGCCTCAGCCAAATCCGCGGCTTTAGCAAACTCGCCCTCAGTAACCATCCCTTTGCCATTCATTTCTTTTACTATTTTGGATTTTAATGAATCCTTACTTAATGCCATTATTATTTTCCTGCTAATACAGTTGATGAACCATCGACATGAGGGGAGCCAGTAAAAGGACAAATACTTTCACAAGTAATAACACCTGAGCCGTCATTTAATTTAATCTTTTTCCCATCCGCAAAAATATTGCCTTCGGCCGTTACCGTTACGTCTTTTTTTGCATTCACTTCAACAGAACCAAGTGATGTGATGGATATGCCATTCTCAGTAAAATGAACCAGATTCCCTTTATCGTCCAACATCGCCACTTCACCTTCGGCCAGCTCCATTTCATAACGTTCATCTTCAACGCAAAATGAAAAACCGCGACTCATTACACCGCCAAGAAATAAGTTGTACGCACGAGAACCGACCTTTGGGTGACTCATAAAACCATAGTCATGCAGCCGTTTAATACGGTCATTGGTTTTGCCTGTTGATGTTTGAATCTGTAATACTTTTGTCGACGAACCAGTGACGGTACCAATTGCCACCATATTCTTAATTCGACTCATTAAACGGCTAAACATGAGATACCTCTTTGAACGGTCGGAATAATTCAATTTTCGTTTCAGCACTGCTTTCAGACACCGATAGGCTTAATGACTTAACTAGCAGCATTTCATTAAAATTCTGTTTTTTATCAACTACTCTCAGCGTTCTGTTAATTGCTCGGCCAGTTAACTCAATAAACAAAGCAGGTAATGATGTTGATGCGGTAAGCCCTTTTGCTATTGCGAGATCACGCTCGTATTCCGCTCTTGATTTACACGACTCGGCACTTTGCAGTTGATCAGAAATAATTACGGTTCTTCTTTGCGTGTTAGCTGGGGCATACGTGATCACTGCATGAGCATCGTCCCACTGTCCCTGGACTTCAATGTGATAAAACTGCTCTGCAAAATTTCTATCTATCGCAAGGGATTCAATGTTTTTACCCACTTCTAACGTAACGCCATCTATCACTGCATGCGCTGGGTTTTCTATCGTTAATACGCCATTGCGCTCAATAAGAATAAAACCCTGCTCTTTAATGAGTTGGGCAAAATTATCAACCGGAGATTCTGCGTTTATTTGAAACTCTGAGATTGGTTTTAACTTTGATGAATCAACCAAACAATTCACGCTTAAACCGAAATCTTTAGCGATAGAACGAAGTAACTCATCAAGCGGCTGGCCGTACTCTGCATCCATTGTGATTTTTGAATCAATCATATTGGCACTCTTTGAACGCCCACTGATTGCCATTGAATATTCACTGCTTGCGGTTGATGTTCCGACCCGATCTATCTGTCCGGTTAATATGCTTGTACTTCCCAACTTAAACATGACGGGCAATGGTTTATCTATCTGCATTGGCTCAATACTGCAGTTAAACGTATGAGCAAGCTGTTCAATAGAAAACGTTAAACTAGCATTAAAAAAAACAACGGGCTTACTATCAATTAATAACGTTAACTGACTCATTCACTCACCCTCATTGCTACGGTACCGTGCAAAAAAAGAGGGTGCATTGATGGATTAAGTGCCGTCACCATTTTTTCATTACTATCGGATTGATGAGCTAACACCAACGCCGGAAGCGGCCGAACTTGATCAACATAGCTTTGTGGCTCACTGCCTTTTTTCACTTTGTTGTATTGATTATCAATGCCTTCTTTTAATGCAATTAACGAGTGATACAGCTCAATGCTTTCAAGCGTTGAACCATCGGTCACTTCATCTACTCGTGATGCCACTTCTTTTGATAGCGTTGCCAAGTCACTCATGATCGTTAATGCTTGCTTATTTGATGTGATTTCAGTTGTAGATGATGGCTCGCTTACTGTTGCAGCAATATCAAAGGCATCGTCTTGTTCTAATACGGCAATGTCCTTACTCATCTTTACCGCTGCAGTCACCATTTGAACATTGTAATGTGCGGTTGGCGTGCTTGGATTAATAGCGGATAGCATTGTCTTTTGTGCAGTACGTGAATTATCTACCGCTTCATTCTTTGAATTTGGCTCAGAACGCACAGCACTTGCGATACTGTCTATTGTTTTACTGAGCTGCTCTGCAAATTGTCCTGGCGCATTAGCAATACTTGAAATAGCCATAAACGCGCTGTTTAATTCTTGATTTAATGCCGACAACATCTGGCTAGGCACGCTTAATTGACTTGCAATACCCACCAAGGCATTAACGCATTGCGTGAAATCTTGTTGAAGACTGCTTATCTCTGAGATATCCATGCTTTCAACATCTTGAATAAACGTTTTGCTTGATACGTTATCTACTTCACTCGCTTGCTGCAGAGTGGTATTGGTTGTCGTGGTAATGGTGCGGATAAGAACGGGCTTCTTTCCATCTCGCACAAAAGTAAGTGACAGCGTGACAACACCGCGTTTTGTTGTGATTTGTTGTGAGTAGGTATCGAATACAAGAGGAAGTTCACCAAGCCATGGATGCTCTAATTCCCCTTTGGGTGTTTTGCTTAAACTATTAATCAGTGCATTGGAATCAACTAATGAATTAACTCCAACAAAAATCACTTCGAGATCAATATTATTTGCTTTGCTGCCCATCACTTTGATTAATGGTAATTCAGCATAAGGAATATCACTAACCTGCAGTCGCTTACCGCCATCAAGCGATGTAGTCAGTATATTTAACTCTAGGCCGTTCCATCGCCCTTGTTCATATTTTCTTTCCCACATGCCACGACTCACTTCATCAATCAACCATACGATTATTCCGTTTATGCAATACCTGAAATTTTCTCGCCTAGATGGGTGCCGAGGGCTTCCGTCGGCTCACCCTCCCCTCCGCACTAAAATTCAGCACTACAATAAAACGAAAAATAACCGCAAAAAAATTATGCAACTCTATTAAACACAAGTATTTGTTTGATTTGAATAAAATGGGTTTCTAGCTGATCGATTTAGAGATCCTTTAAGATCGTTTTCTTGCGTTTTTTGGTTTTATTGAATTTATGAAGATATTGGGATTAAAGCGGCCACGACTGACCGCTCTATGATTAGGATTTATTTGCGTATTCAAATACTCAATCACGCAAGTGCACTGTCAAAAATATCCATTTGATTGGCATTTTTGCACAGCTCTGGCTGCAATTCTGAACTTGGTTTATGTCCTGTTGGCTCAATAAAGTGTGAAAATGATGTATGAGCAACAAATACTTTTCCGCAGTTCAAATTTAAGCATTGACAATATAACTCGCGGGTTTCTGGAGAGATAGAGCGCGATGTAGCAATGCGCGTTTTAGTCAAACACGTTGGGCATGTTATTAGCATTAAATCCTCTCCCCTTAATAATTTCTTTTATATCTGCATCTAAATTATATTTATATGCGTTATATTTTTTATGAGCCGTTACACCGATGATCGTTTGACTAATGTAATCAGCTGGCTCACCATAAAATAAAGCGTGACAATCTCCATTTAATCCAGCCCACATTACGTTTTTATAACGTACATACACCGTCTTATGCTCACCTAATACAAAGCAACGATTAATACATTCACATTTAAATCGACAAGATAATAAATCCTCAATATCACGAATATTTAAAGCATCATCTACAACAATAATTGCATCAACATCACGATCTTTAATACGCTTAACTATTAATGCCAAAAATGACAACAAAACTGGATGGTGACTTTTATTCATCATATTAGGCCACCTTCACTCTGAACCCGCCGTTGTTCCATGGCTCTAATACATCTTGCTCATGCAATGCATTTAGAATAATTTTGATTTGCTCTTGTGGCAGGTTAAACGCCGCTTTTAATGCGCGTTGGCTTGGTTTCACTGTGCCTGACAAAATCGCCTCTTTCACATCATCCATAACACTTGCTGCAAACTGCATTTCAGGCGTTTTATACACTTCAACACTTGGCATTACACTTTGAATCACTTGCTTTTCACTTGGTGGCTCAACCCTTGTATTTACTGGGTTTGATACACTTTTTACACTTACTTCAAGTGTATTTAATGAGTGTAAAGTGAGTGCCATTACTACCGAAACCACTTCTATTGTCACCGCAATAATTAATGTGATTGTCGCATCGTATTCACGCAACATTGAGGTGCTTTTTACACTTGATTGCGCTTCATAAAGTGCGTTTAAGTCATCCGTTACACTTGAGATCATTACTGCAGTTGCTGCCGCGGGTGTCGCGTAATTTATGCGAAGCTGCTCATCAGATAGTTGCTGCAAATTTGCAAGCTGTTGCTGTTTTAGTTTTATTTGTTCTGTAATGGCTATGTTCTGTTTTGTTGATACTGCCATGTTATCTGCACCCTTTTCTATCGCAGATATTGAAGCAATGGTGCTGATAACCATCAGAACGCCAGTAAGGGAAACCAGTAAAACAGCAATTAATGGGTTTTGTTTTGCAACCGTTGGGATAAATGTTGGCGTGATGGTTTTCACTAAATCAAGCGTGATGCCTATCAATGAAAAAATAACCGCAACACCGATGGCTGCGCCCAGCTCGTTCATGTAAAGGTACGTTAAATAAGCGGATGTAATGGCACATGAGATCAAAACGGATGTGCAAAATAATTTTGATAGTGAATGGTTCATTTGAAATCCTATTTTATTTTCGTTATGCGTTAAGCTAAAAATTTACTTAACGCATAACAGTGGCAACTTAACGCATAAGGTTTAATTAAGACGCTGATGTAGTAATCAGTTTTTGATAAATAGCTGAAACATATTTAGCCTGGTGAATAGCATCAGCTAATGCGTCATGCTTAACACCTTCAAACGGCATATCTTTTTTAGGGTCAAAACCAACTTCACGACCAAGACGAACCATTGTCCTTACATCCATATCATTATAAAACGCCCAAGGCGCATCCATATTTAAGCATTGCTTATATGCATTTTTTAGGATTACGTTATCGAACGTAGCGCCATTACCCCAAACTTTAACGTGCGGTTCTACAAATGAAGCGAATTCTGCAAGCACATGATGAATCCCAAACGCATCATCATTATCATAAAACTTACTACGAGCTTCTTCTGATTGTTTCATCCACCAAAGGACAGTAGATGCATCAATAACAAGGCCTGACTCAACCGCACTTTCAAGGTTAATTTGCTTATGGAATGTATTACCAATCTCCCCTGTTTTAATATCAAAATAACAAGCACCAATTGACATAATTGCGGCTTCTGAACCATTACCCATTGTTTCAAGGTCTAACATTAAATCTTTCATTATTCTTTCCTTATAAAAATCGTTTTGCTTCTTCAACAAAAGCATCTAAAAACTCGGTATTGAAATTGGTTGTGTAATTCACATCTTTTGACACTCCCCAGCCTTCGTTATTTTTTGGAACAAAGCGAACGCGGCGAACGTACATGTCTTCTTTGAATGAATATCTTTTTTTGTCGATTTCTATCGTTCCGTCAGAACGGTAAATGGTTTCCATCATCTTAATTTCCTAATGCAACATCGGGGTTAACTTCCCCTCTAAATAATCAGCAGTAAAACTCTTCCAGTAATTCACTTCATTTTCATCAGGTTCTATTGGGACTGAATCACACAACACCGCTTGCCAATAAGCCCTTTTATCTTTAAAGCGAACATAGTCACTTTGATATAGTTCATCGGCCTCCACTTTTAACTCGGATAAATCCATATCACGGCAATCCATACTCCAACCGCGAGCACCTGCCGCCCACATTAAAAAATCATCTACTTTTTGCTTGGCATCTTGGCCATCAAATGAAATTGAAAAATTATTCTCCGTTGATACATGCACCTGGCGAGACTTCATTTCCTGTTTCACTTTTTGAGCTTGCTTCTCTAACCGGATAATGCTGCTCTGCATCTTCTTTAATTTATCTTCAGTGGTACCTGGTTGTTTTGCTGCAATGGCTTTCGCTTTAATCGTTTGGCTTTTTTGGTAAGACAAGCGATTCAAAGAACGTTCAAGTGGTTTCTTCCATTGTTCTAGTTTGTAGCCCAACTCTTTAATGATTGCCGTAATGTTATTTGCTTCAAAAGAGGCAATACATTCCCAAGACGGAGCGCGTGAACACTTTGCTATGCTGTAGCGATTACCCTTCACTAAACCTTGGGAAGCATCATCACCTTTTGCGGCGTAACCCACGGCTTTAATAATGTAAGTACCAGCGGCTTTTGGCTCACGAATGCGTTCTAACTTTGCAAATCCATGACCCCATATTTTTTCACAACGCATTGCCCAAGCACTGAACAAGTGCGGCTCTACTGTCCACTTCAATAACACATGAACATGAGGGTTTGGCTCACCATCTTCATTCGCCGGACACTCGGCAACCCAAATATAATGAAAATCGTCTTTAGTGAACGATGGGCCAAACTCAGTAGCCACCGCTTTACAATGAGGTTTTACACTTGCACGCTTTAAATCACAGTATTGAGCGTTACTTTCTTCATCAACTTGAATCGTATGATCTGCAATCCAACCGCGTTGATACATTTTTTTCAAACCATCCAACAATCGAGAGACTTCTTTTCCAATGGTTGTTTCAATGGTTTTCTCAACCGTGAATGCGTTTTTTGGTTTTTCAGACAACAAACAGTAATCACCCATAATTTCACGATTCATGTTCATTTCTACTGCGTGGTCTTGGATCTCAATACTGGTGTATGGCCCTGCAATATCACACACAGGTGCGCTGATTTTTCTTTCGTTCTTACCCGCTTTTCTTGTGATCATATTTCTGCGAAATCGCATCGGGTGATGAGCGCCAACTCTTTCATCAGAAAGCGTGGTGTATTCATCGGTCATGCCACCAAAAATTCGTAAACGTTGCGCTTTGTTAAACGTTAACGTTAAGAACGTAGTAAAACCTTCATGGCATGTTGATACATACGCCGCACTAGAAAAAATCTTTGATACTGATCTCGCGGTTAATTTCTCAGTAAAGCGTTCACCCACGTTTGCATCTGGCGCACTGCTTGCTGGCGTTTGAGTAATTAACTGCCCACGATATTGACCGCTCCACTCACGGTGCTGAATTTGAAAAGAAACTGGCGCAAGTTGCGATTCATTCGGATTTTTTTGGCCTTTTTCATTCAAGATAGACGCAGTGCTTCGCTCCGTAGAGCCGTATAACACGTCATGACTAAAATGCGACTCTGCGGATGCGAGTTCAACCGGATAGCTCGGTCCACGCTTCAGAACGCGCAGAGCGCTGCGAATTCGCCACTTTCTTGAACTCATCTCCTCTGTCGGACTTTTGCGCCCATTGACTAGGCTATACTCTTCGGCGATTCTCGCCGCCGCTTCGCGGACGTGTTCTGGTGTTTGATTCAACTTTTCAAAGTGCGCAGTTGAACGTTCAACCTCTATAATGTGTTGAGGTTTTCGGCCTGACACATGATCGTATGACGATGACTTTTTATCAGAACCCAAAATACGATCGTAAACAGGTAATTTTTTAACCACACCAGAAGCTAATAGCTCTCTTTCTTGCTCAGAATATGGCTGTTCCTGAATTTTTGAACCTAAAAAACCCGCTCGAAAGCAGGCATCATTTTTCTTTGTCTCATCATGAGGGCGTATTGCCCCCATGACATATAAAAGCTCTTTACTAGATAAATTACCAGTATTCACCTTTCAGCTTCTCTCTCTCATCTAAATCCCACTCTCCATCATCTGCCTCAATAGCCCTACTAATAAAAATATAACTACGAGACACTTCAATAAATCTAAAGGTTTTATTTTCAATATAATCAAGTACAAAAAAACGATGTAAATATTCATCATGAAACCCCATCGCAATAGCTGCATCAGGGTATTGGCTTTTCAACTCATCATGAACATCATCTTGAACAGGCTCTAATTCATACTCTTCGACTTCGAGCTTGAGTTCTAAGTTTGCCTCGCTCGCAAGCTTCAGCAGTTTCTCTTGCAACATTTCTAAATTTAGGTGCATATTTTTCTAACTCTTCTTGGGTTAATAATGACTTACCCATATTAGCACCTTTAACTAACCTTTCATTTGCTATTATTTTTACTGCATTATTCATTTCACACCTCATTGCTGCATTAACGATCTTCTGGCTTGTACTTGGTATATACGCGAGTAACGAAAATCAGAACAATGCGTTTTCACTGCTTGTCTTTTATTTTTCGCTACTTTCTTTTGCTCTTTAATTTCTGCTTTTAACTTGGCAACCCAAGACAAACCGCGCTCTTTTGTGCTATCACCCATGGTGGCACCAATAACAAAATCATGATTCTCAGTCATAACTCTGCAAACTCCTGCGTATCACAAATCATAAAACCGCCCGTGTGGTTACCACGAACAATCACGCCTTTGGTGATGTGCTCGCACTTCAATTGAGCGCAAGCGTTATCAATAGCAAGCTCTTTAGATTCAAACTCGCCTAATTCTTTAATTTGAATTTCGTCAGTTTTGGCATCACGAACCACACCGCCGCCACTGTTTAAAACAACTGCAAGGAAACGAAGCATGGTTTACCTCTTACATTTTGCTAGCGCATTGTTATATCGGTCAGAATCAACCCAAACTATCAAAGCTGTTTTCTTGTTGTCCGCTAGCTCTGTAGCTCCTAGCCCATCGGTTTTAAACTTGATAGTGGTTAGCCCTTTGTTGAATTGGGCTGAATCCATACATTGGTGTAATGCTTGAACAGTTACGTTTTCATCGCCAATTTCATTAAGTAGTTGAGTTAGTGATGCCATTCCTATTCCCCTTTCTTTTCAAGTACTGCATACACTTCTAACCAACCATCTAACTGGCTTTCGGTTGGTGCAACGCCGTGGTTCTGCATAAAAGCAATGGTCATTTTGGCCAAAAACTTATCTTTGCTCATTAGATTGACTCCATCATTGGAGAACCATGCTCAGGCTCATAATCACGCCACCATTGCTGCATCATTGATTGCTGAGCAACCGAACGGCACGAAGAAGAAATAAAGAAAAGCGCACGAATAGCACCAAGAGATTGCTGCTCTAAATCTGGATTTTCAGTGGTATTAAAAACTACAACCCAAAAAGACCACCAAGCAGTGATAAAATCAGAAAGACATAAGCCTTGCTCTGTACCGTTCACATTCACAAGCATGGCGCGTTGTGAATCCAGCGAGCAAACCACACCTTGTGATGCGGTTTCTTTATTAAATGCTTTTAAGAACATGTTGATTTTGCGAGAGGTAAAACCTACACCGCGCAAAGCAAATTCAAGATCAGATTGATACACAGAAATAACACTCATGCCGTTACCTCTGCGTTGTCTTTTGCTTTAATAATAAATTCAGCCAATTGGCTTTCTAGCGAAAGAGCCTCTTCAAGTACTGATGATTTATCAAAAGTTAAATGGCCTTCTAATTGCGCATCTTCTCTATCTTTATCATTTGGATGCCAAACATATATATCGAACGATTTAATTGCTGAACCTGCACAACAATGAGCAAGAAATGGTTTAGGCATATCTAACGTCATAGCAACAATTGAATTAATCACAGCTAATACATCGCGCTGTTGGATAGCTTTAAGATTATCTTTCGCAGTAAGCTCAACATCGCCAGAAATAGGCTTTGTGCTATCAATAAAACGAGAGAATAACGCTACCGTTTTTCGTTCTGTTGCTTCCATTTTTTCATGCAGTTCATTCGCTTTATTAAGATTTTTTAGTGACGCTTGGTAAAACTGCTCTGCTGTTTTTAATTCGTTATGACTCATAACTAAACCCTTACGCTAAACCTGGCACTGTCACGCCAGATGAAAGAAGATCCATACCCATTGAAAGGAACGAACTCGCATTTGGTGTGCGGCCTTCCATGTCGTTAATCAGTAAAACCAAGTTACCGATAGCGGTATGCGCTTTTTTAACAATGGTGTTCTTGCTGCGGCCAGTCATACGTTTTTGGCCTGCGTGCTTTAATGCTTCTTGCGCCAGCTCTCCGGCGTAAATTGAATTATCCAATGTTCGTTTAACAAAGGTTTCTGACTCGCCGTTTTTATCTACTGCAACCGCGACCATATCCAACGAATAAAGCAAGCTATTCACAATGGTGTAATCACCCGATGCTTTTGTGATTAGCTTTACATCCATGACTGACAGCTTATGCGGCTGTTCAGGGTTTAATTTATCCGCTAATTTTTTAACGCCTGTTTCACGCTCTATTGGTGCGCATTTGTTTGCTGCAGAGAACGCAACACAAGCATCATCGTAATTTGATTGGGCAGCGCCGCAAAAAGCGCCCATTTTACTTTCAAGTTCCATTTGCAATAATTCCCCTAGTTGAAGAACTTAGTTCCAAGGCTTTGCAGCGTTGGCTTCTTCGCAGCGTTTCATGAGCTGCACCATGTTGATGTAACGAGTACCGCGTGGCTCGTTTTGAATAAAAGGTAAATGCCCTTTATCACATTGCTTTTTTACTGACTCAACGGTGGTACCGGAGCGTCTTGCGTATTCAGGAATGCTCAACATCGGAACATCAATCGCTAATGTCATGCTCATGATTCACCTCTAGGCGTGATCTTGGTTTGGTGTGAAATCGGCTTTTAATGCACCGTTGGTAATGCGCTCAATTTCAAAAGCGCGAAGTTGTGGGACATTTTCACCCCACTGGGAAACAGCAGAATGATCAATCTTTAATGCAGAGGCGACTTTAACAACTCCCCCAAAATGTTTAATCACAGCTTCTTTTTTCATATTCACCTCAATATTCAGGTAAGTACCTGGTGATTTAACTCACCAAATACGGTTAGTTAAATCACTTTAACTGGTGAGTTAACTCACGTCAATAAAAAAATCACCTTAACTGGTCGGCAAACTCACCCGATAAAGATGTAAGATAACTAACATGGATACATTCGGTTCAAGACTTTTCCACTTAAGAAAAGCAAGAAAACTCACCCAATCAAGCATTGCCAAGGCATCTGGCGTATCACGTTCATCCGTAACACTATGGGAACAAGATACAAATAAACCGAAAGGCGAAAGTTTGATGGCATTGGCTAGTTTTCTTAAATGTGATGTGAATTGGCTTTTAACAGGCCAAGGATCTCCCGAACCTGCAAAACAAGAACAAGAAACAACGGTGGTTTCTGTGGCATTAAAACCACAAGGCTCTTATCCGGTTATTTCTTGGGTTCAGGCGGGTGGATGGAACGACATTCATTTAACCGATTTGCACGATGCGGATTATTATCCGTGCCCGGTGCGCTGCAGTAAAAATACGTTTCTGTTAAAAGTGGTTGGTAAAAGCATGAACCCTGTTTTTAGAGAAGGGGAATTGATTTTTGTTGATCCTGATGTAGAAGCTGTTAATGGCAAGTATGTGGTTGCGCGTTTAGATGACGAGAACCAAGCCACATTCAAGCAGCTTATCATTGAAGATGGTAAGAAGTTTTTACAAGCCGCCAACCCTGACTGGCCAACCCCGATCATTCCTATTAATGGAAATTGCACAATTGTGGGTGTGGTTATCTCTTCAATGAAATTGTTTTAGTGTATTGAAATCAAAAACGTTATGAGGTTCACCAATGGAACATGTAACTCAATTAACAAAAAAACACCTCGAAGATTTTTTTGACGATAAACTTCAAGATTATCAATGTCCTTGCTGTAAATCCAAAGAAAAACCAGCAATTCCAACAGCGAACGATGAAGAAATATCTTTTAGTTTATTGGATTTAGTTGATATAGCTAAAAATAATTCAGAAAGCAAAAAAGTCTTATCTACACCTGCTTTACCTTTAATTTGCCAGAACTGCGGTAATATTTATAACATTGCGACCTATGTTATTTTACGACATTTTTCATAAAAGGCACCGCCATGAATAATAAAGTATCCTTTGTTGATTTCTCCCGTGGTGATAATATCACCGAACAATCAAAGAAAAATGGTAGCGGAGAACCACCAATGACAACACTAGAACAACGGGTTAGCCATTTAGAAAAAGACACTTCTGAGATAAAAGCAGAAGTAAAACAAACACGTAAAGACCTAATCGACTTTCAAATCAAAACGATAGAAGAATTTGGAAAAGTAAGAACGGATGTTGAAAAGGTAAGAACCGAACTACAGACTTCAATGCGACAACAAACCATCTGGCTCTTCGGCTTAAATGTCACACTGGTTGGAGTTGCGATCGCGGTTATGCGTTTTTTTCCTTAATTGATAAACACCTTTCATTTTTTCAATGAAATAAGATAAAAATTACATGAAAAGACAATTACAAGATAACGATAGAGAGAAAGCAAAAAGAAACATAGCCACATCAAGAAAATACTCAAAAAAAAGAATTTCATTTCAGGGAAATGGAGCAACGATTTTTGAGAGACAAACATTCAAAACAATTTTTGGCAAACCTATTCTCCCTGTTCCAACTTGCTTTGATATTACTGAAACCGGGTTAGATGATGAATCTGCCCAATTTCTAGCAAATTTAGAAAAGCTATTAATACAACATCCTCATATTTATTTATCATTTGAAAACACCATCTCCATTCGTTTACCTATGTTTTTGCTGATATATGCTATTCAAGATAAATACCAATCAAAAATATCGGTTATATGGTCCAAGGGTTCTCAAGAATCAAAATTTGTAAATAGAATGATTCGCCACTCTGGTTTTTTTCACTCTATTCAAGTAAGAACAAGTGCTCTTTTTGATAATAACATAAAAGCAATCCCTGTAATCAGTGGGAGTAACCAAGTCTTTTCTGACCTATCTGAAGACCTTTTAGATGCAATAAAAGAAAAATACTATGATGGTAATATGCCCGCCAAGGTCGAAGCGAAAATATCTCCGGCTATTGTCGAAACGCTTGAAAATGTAGGACGTCATGCTTACCCCAATGAACCTCTAGATGAAAACAAGAAATGGTGGTTAATTTGCTCTATTAGCCATTATATTCACGACCAGAACCCATGCATGTATTTAGCTATTTATGATACAGGAAGAGGTATTCCTTTATCGATAGATGATAGTAAGGTATTTCAGAATAGAGTAAAAACATACTATCCTGACGAATACAAAGCATTGATTCAAGGCTATGATGATAGTGGTCCGCAGAGTAAAACACAGGCAGTCAAAGGTTTCATTAACCACGTAAAAAGTCATTACACTTCACTTGGAGACAGTATCGGTGATTCGGGCTTAATTTATGCTGCTATGATGAACGATATGACACGAATTAATGATAAAAATCATGGACAAGGTAGTGCATCAATTAAAGATGTTATTACCGATGATTCCGATAGCAAATTGATTATTTTAAGTAATAAAGGGTGCTATCAATACAACAAAGGCCATGAGAATGAACATACAAAGCTAGAACTACAAAATGAACTATCTGGCACATTATTACAATGGAGCATAAATTTAAATGAACTCACATAAAACAATACCCGTGACCACCGAGTTTCATCCAAGACCTAAAGGCCGTTATGCTAAAGATGCACCTGGTTGTGAAAAATCATCTGGAGAAGTATTTCGAAAGCAATGTTTAGTTCCGGCTTTAAGAGAATTCGATTCCGTATTAGTAGATCTCACAGGATATAACCGCTATGGGCGCTCTTTTCTTGATGAGGCATTTGGTGGGCTAATCTCAAGAGAACACTTTACTAAAGCTGAATTAGATAAAAAACTAACGGTAAAACATGACGATGTTGAGAGCTTTATTAGCATTATTAATGAACGCATTATATCTGCAGAAGAAAACCGACTTAAAGAATGACAGAACTTTTTCAATCAATTCCCTTTGAATGGGTTTTTATTACTTGGGTTCTTAGCTTAATTGTTCACCATCATGGATTAAAAAGAACTTCAATAACTAAAACAAAGGATGACTTAACAAGCTTACTCTCCGCTCTCCCTGACTTTAAATGGATAGATGATTATGAAAACACTTTGTATTTAGAGGAAATTTATAACAATAAGGTCAACAACATACGGTGGAAGTTAAAGCAATTAAATAAATTAGCATCGATAGAGCTTCTTTCTGATGCTGATTTAAATCCGTTACACAACTTTAATATTGAGAGTTATATCACGCGCCACTTTGATAAAAGAAAAAGGCATATTTCACGTAATACCCAAGAAAATGAAACTAGAAGATATGAACTACAAGAGATTTGCAACTCACTTATAGATACTCTTGAGAAGCATCATTTCAATAAAATCACCTCTTCAAAATTATTTATCTTTTGGTCAATTAGGTATTCTTTTCCTTTAAAAGTCATATATGTCGCTTTAATCATATCTTTGTTAGCGATTGGGTTGATATTTATTGCAGGTATCCTTCACATTTTCAATTACTCTTTATTGCTAAGAGTCTAATCAACGTCTTCACAAACAATGCTGCCCTAATAACCGGGCAGCATTTACACAACTCAAAGCCAAGCGTATGTCTATAAGAAAACAACCAAACGGCAAGTATCTTGTTGAAATTTACCTACCGAATAAAAAACGCATCCGAAAAACCTTTGCTACCCAAAGCGAAGCGAAACGCTTTGAACAATTTACGCAAACGGAATCCATTCAAAAACCGTGGATGCCAGCAAAAGACGATAACCGTACACTCAATGAATTAATAGAATTGTGGTATGGGTTACATGGCCAAGCATTAAGTGATGGCCCCAAACGAAAAAACAAACTGCTCGCCATGTCTCTTATGATGAAAAACCCAATTGCAAGAGAGATTACCGCGAGCGATTTTTCAAAGTATCGCCAACTGCGTATTGAAACCGTTTCAATCAAAACAGCCAATAATGATCAAACTTATCTCAACGCATTATTTAATGAATTAAAACGCCTTGGCGAATGGAACTACAATAATCCACTCGCAGAACTGAGGGCATTAAAATACAAACAACCTGAAATGGGGTTTTTAACAAGCGAAGAGATCACACTTGTTTTTGATGAATTAGAAAAGTGCCGCAACTTTGATGCGTACTTAATTTCTAAAATATGCATATCAACGGGTTGTCGTTGGGGTGAAGCGGAATCATTAACCAGCACACAACTCACGCCGCACCGGATCACTTTCACTCATACAAAAGGTAATAAGCACAGAACCGTTCCTATCAGTAAAGAACTCTACGAAGAACTACCAAAAAAGAACGGCCGTTTATTTAGCAATTGTATTAAGTCTTTTAAAATGGCTGTAAATCGGACGGGAGTTCAACTCCCTAAAGGGCAATCAACTCACGTATTACGTCACACGTTTGCGAGTCATTTTATGATGAATGGAGGTAATATTTTGGTGTTACAACAGATTCTCGGCCATGCTAGTATCACTGACACAATGAAGTATGCACACTTTTCACCAGCGCACTTAGAAGATGCTATTAAGCTAAACCCACTCGCCAAAAATGGCGGTTAA